GCAGTTAGATTACATATTTCATAATGGTATAACAAAATGGAAGTCAGATATGATACAACCAGTAAAAGATAAGTACCCAAAGGGATAAACAATGGCTTATATAGGAAATGAAAACCAACAAATAAGAGCAACGAGATCAACTTTCACTGCTTCAGGTGCTGAAACATCCGTAACCGTTAATTATACTGTTGGACAATTATCTGTGTTTTTAAATGGTATTAAACTAATAGAAGGTTCTGATTATACCGCAACAAACGGAACGAGTATTGCTTTAGCGGCCGCCTTGGCTACTGATGATGTCCTAGATTTCATAAGCTTGGGTGACTTTGAGGTGGCGGATGTAGTACCTACATCTGGAGGTACATTTAGTGGTGCGGTTACTTTTAGTTCAACCTTAACTATTAATTCAGATATTACTGGTAGTGTATTACCATCTACAGATGATACATATGATTTAGGTTCAGCTACTAAACAATGGCAAAACATTTATACTGGTGATTTACATTTAACAAATGAACGTGGAAGTTGGACAGTAATTGAGGAAGAAAATTATCTAACACTAAGAAACAACAAGACTGACAAAGTTTACAAGTTAGTCATGGAAGAGATAAAATAATGGCAATATACACAGGAGGATCATTATTAAGTAAATCAGATGTGGGCTTGGGTGATGTAACCAATGAATCTAAGTCTACAATGTTTACTGATCCAAATTTTACAGGATCATTAGATGTTGATTGGGGTGGTGGTGGATATCAAGTAATGGATTATACTTCTGGTGGTTATTCTGGCCTGGTATGGAAAGAGGGTTCAACTGCTAGAGCATACTTTGATTGGAATGATGGGGCAGATAATTTTACTTGGTATGCTGGAGGTGGTGGTAGTGGTGATATTAAAATGACTTTAAAAGAGGATGGAAAATTAGGCACTGGCAGCGCTGGTGGATCACCCGTGGCCGGTATTGAAATCAGAGCGGAACATGGTCAATTCGGTACTTCTTCAAACTCATCTTGGACAAACTTAGCAAATATTCCTAGTGGCGGAGCGAAGGGTTTCGGTATGATCGTATCTTCAAGTGAAAATAATTATTGTCAAGTGTGGGCTGTTACAGGTGATGGTAACAGAAGCAGTTGCCAACAGTCATTTCTTGGAGGTGATTGTGGACATACACACTCAAAAGACATTAGCTTTAGAGTAAGTAGTAATTGGATACAATTTAAGAATACTAGTTACACCACATACAGAAATGTTAAGGTTTATGCGATTTTTACAACTACGGGATAATTATGAAAATTTATAATTTAACTTCAATGTATTATTTACACTCTGTTATTGAGGATGGTTCTGCGGATATGGTTGATGAGTGGAATACTGATATCAAACCTCCAGATGAATATACTAATCCTCGATTTATTGATGGTAGTTGGATTGATGTATTACAAGAAGATTTTGATACTATCGCAGCCGCAGAGCGGGATAAAACACATAATAACAAAATATTTAAACAATATCTTATAGATACTGATTGGTATATATCACGGTTTTCTGAAACGGGTAAAGCTGTTCCGGAAGATATTTTACAAAAGCGTCAGGAAGCTAGAGAAGATATAAAATAGACTGAATAATACAAAGGAATTATAAGAATGGCATTTTTTGTAGGAGGCAATGAGGTGACTACTGGGGATAAAGTAGCAGCCACAGGAGGTACAGTAACTACTTATGGTCCCTATACAGTTCATACTTTTAATGGCGATACTAACTTTGTAGTAACTGCGGGTGGGCCTGTTGATTATATGCTTATTGGTGGAGGCGGCGGCGGAGGCGCTCGGCACGCAGGAGGCGGAGGAGCTGGTGGTTTTATAACAGGCTCTACAGTTGTAACTGCTCAGACATATGCTATTGATGTTGGTGCTGGTGGTGGCGGCGCGTATGCAGCTGGACAGGGAAGTACAGGAAGTAATACTACTGGATTAGGAAAAACAGCTTACGGTGGTGGTGGTGGCGGCACTCACACCGATCCATGGAAGAACGGCGCAGCCGGTGGTTCAGGCGGTGGTTCAGGATTATCAACTGGCTCCACAACAACGACTGTTGGAGGAGCCGGCAGTCAAGGACACAGAGGCGGAGAATTTATTAATCCAAATGCTGCTAATGGAGGCCTAGGAGGCGGTGGTGCTGGGGACCGAGGACCAGACGGTCGCGCTCACGGTGGTCCCGGTACTGGTGGAACAGGAGTACGAGAAGGCATAGATTTTCATATAGACGGAACAAGTAATATTTACGCTGGAGGCGGCGGCGGTGGAAACCATAATACTGGTACATTCGGCAAAGGCGGCGAAGGTGGCGGTGGTGATGGAGGCGTATATTCCGCCGTTTCGGGCAGCACTAATATTGGTGGCGGTGGTGGTGGTTCAGGTAATAACGGGGGCTACTATGGTGGCAACGGAGGTTCAGGAAAAGTAGTAATAAGGTATTTAACGTAATGGCACATTTCGCAAAAATAGATAAAGATAATATAGTTCAGAGTGTTCATGTAGTTGACAATGAACATCTTTTGAATGAAAACGGTGTAGAAGAAGAGTCCCTTGGAATAGCATATTTAAATACTGTGCATGGTGTTGAACATACTTGGGTGCAAACAAGTTATAACAGGAATATTAGAGGAAGGTTTGCATTCATAGGAGACACTTGGGATAAAGATAAAGATTATTTTATTCCACCAAAGCCTAGTTATGATTCATGGATATTTGATGAAGATGTATGTGAATGGGTGGCTCCTGTAGAATGGCCTGATTATGATAAAGAATATGTTTGGAATGAAGATACCACATCATGGGATATAGATTCAGAGTATTATGATGAAACTTAAATAATAATGTATGATTAATAAATTAAAGACTACCCAATATTATTTAAGTGATAGAATTGAAAAACATTCGGAAGTTAAATTGACTTTATTAGATTTAATAGACCAGACTACCGATGGTGAATATACACATGAAGACTCAAACTATACTCATAACATTTCAAAATATGATTTTGAAAAACATGGTGATATGGAAAGACCGTGGGTTAAATTTCTTTTACCATATCTTTTACCGAAGTTAATTAATTTTGTAACTGAATTTGGTGGTGCTGGTTTATTTTTAAAGGCATTATGGTTTCAACAGTATAAGCCGGGTGATATACATGATTGGCATATACATGGAGAAAATTATACGGGTGTTTATTATCTAGAATTGCCTGATGACACACCAAGAACAAAAATATATAATGGTGAACAAATGATTGTGCCTGAAGTGAAAGAAGGTGATTTATGTACATTTCCAGCAATGTTGCCACACATAGCTATGAAGAATGAAAGCCTGGCAAGAAAAACGATTATAGCATATAATTATAATATATCTGAATTGAATATAGATACATTAAATAAGATGAAAATACATAAATAGTATAAATAGTTTAAGATAATGTACAACATGAGTTATATAAAGGAACAAACAAAATGTCAAAGAAAATAACAGAATTAGGAAAATTGTCCGTTGCGGCAAATACAGATATTTTACTCATAGTTGAGAATCCTAGTACCTCACCCACAAATAAATATATCGAAATTGGTGATTTAATGGATAACTCTGGAGCTGTAGCGCTACCGGGATTAGACATTGATGGTGGCACGGACATAGGTGCCGCATTACAGGATATTGATTTATTTATTGTTGATGATGGTGCGGGAGGAACAAACAGAAAAACAACAGCATTACGTATTAAAGAATATATTGGCGGTGCTTTTAAAAGTACAACAAACGCAACATTATTTTTAAGTTAATTTGACATTAATAAAAACAGAGTAAGGAGAAATTAAAATGGCTATACCTAGCGGAAGTGGAACGGAAGTTTTAAAGGTAGCTTTAACTAACGGGGTTACCAACGCAGAAAGCGTTGTTTTGACTGGCGTTGCTAATCACATTTATACTATATTAAGTGTTAGCGTCTGTGAAACTGCAGGTGCAGCAGAAACTTTTGATATGTATGTTGATGATAACGGCGGAGGAACAGACACAGAGGTTTTATCCGATCAGGCGATTGGTGCAAATGAAACCTTTGTATATAACGATAGATTGGTCTTGTCTGGAACGGACACACTCTGCATTCAGGCTGCAACTGCATCCGATTTAGATGTAGTAGTTTCATACATAGATCAGGATCACACATAATAGGATACTAAATGTCTGGAATAATTAATCAAGCGGGATCATCGACTGGAATTCTTGGTATTACACAAGACCTTGTAACTGCTGCAGGAGAATCAGGCGGTGGTGGCGGAGGTATCTCTACTTTCGATGCAGTAGCAGATGGAGCATTAGCCAATGGAGATAGAGTAGTTCTTCAAGCTGATGGTAAAGTTAAAGTAATTGGTCAAGGCGCAGGTACTGGAGCTGAAACTATTACAACTGATAACCAAGTACAAAGTCTTGGTGATAGATGGGAAGAACCGACTATACAATATGATCCAAATGATGTTACAAGATTTGCTATAATTTATAGAGTGTGGACTGTCGGGACCGTAATGAGAGTTGGCCAAATAACAGGTACAACTATATCTTTTGGTTCAGATCAAGTCGTAGATACCTACAATACAAATGGAGGGCAACACTTTCAATGGCATCCTAAGATTGCTAATCATGTTATCTGCACCTACGGAAATAATGAGTCGAATGGCGGTTGGAAAATTAAAGTTGGAGCAGTAACCGGAACATCTATAAGTTTTTCTGGTTTATATAGTGCATCACTCAATCCCAGCAATACTAATACCGGGGAATATGATCAATCTTCATATTTTCATATAGATTGTGATGGAGCCTCAGCCGTTACAGATGAAAATTGGTTTGCCGCTATTTGCCACCGATCAGCGATGGGTGCAGGCCCTGATGCGGCCTTCCTTGAACAAGTTGTAGGACATATTTCAGATGATGGAACAACAGGTGAGATTTCGGATCTGGATATTATTTCCGGTGATGGGATGGCAATGGGATTTTATCCTAATAAGCAGTGTGTTAGATTTGATCCTCAGACAACGAAGAAATACGGGGTGTTTTGGAGCGATTGGGAAGATAATAATAAACCAAAAATTAGAATGAATACTTGCAACCAATCGCCTTCCGGCCCAGAAATGACAAATGGCCCAGATCAAACAGCAGACACTTCATCCGGTGATGATTATAAGACTTTCGTATGGATGACAGGTGGAGGTAAAATATGTTGTGCATGGCGAAAAGCTTATTATCCTTCTCTAGTCATAGGAACTGTAACAGGAACATCCGTATCATTTGGATCTATATTACAAGTAGATAGTAATCAAAACCCAACATGGGACATATACATAACTGAAAATAGTTCTACAAGAATTTATGCTGTTGGAAAAACAGCATCCGGGCCTGGTGACATTCTCGGGAAAGTTATTAATATTGTGGGTACAACTATGACCGTTGGTAATACATCCACCATAATGGGTAGTTGTAGTGGTGGTGTTAATAAAGGATTTGGTACATTTGATGGCTCAAATAAAATTATGGTACGTTGCCTTCAAGGAAATAATGCTTCAGATTATACAAAATTCACTTCAGCGACAATAGGAGCACCCGGTGCAAGTAACCTTTCCGCAGGAAACTTTATAGGTATCGCTGATGGTGCATATGCTGATGGTGTCACAGCTACAATTCAATTATCAAGTCCATCTATAGATGATGCTCAATCAGGCTTAACGCCGGGATCTTCATACTATGTACAAACCGATGGATCGTTATCTACAACTGCGGGTGATCCAGCAGTTTTAGCGGGAATTGCACTTTCGGCGACACAGTTATTAATTAAAGGATAAAAACAATGACAGCAAATGTAGCCCTAACAGATACTTTTGACCAATGGCGAGTCAAAGATAATGAACTTATTATAATGACTCAGCCTAGTGGAATGAATAATTTCATTAAGGTACTTGATACAGCAAATTCCACTTCAACAACCACGGGTTCTATAATTACTCAGGGTGGTATAGGTGTAGGAAAGTCTGTGCAGATAGGAGAAGACTTAAAAGTTTGGGGTGATATTACCTGTGTAGGAGATACTACTGTAGGAGGAAATTTAGTATTCGGGGATGCGACAACCGATCAGGTCGTATTCGAAGCTGATATAAATTCTGATATTATTCCAAATGCCCACGTTACCTATGATTTAGGTAATACTACAATGCATTGGGCCAATACATTTACCGGCCACTTAACAGCATCACAAAAAGTCGATTCTGGTAAACCTGCACTTACTATTGAAGCAGTGGATGTAGATGAAATTGCAGTAGATATAAATGCTTCTACTCAAACAGCAAATGCTGTAGATATTTCTGCTGATGCAATTACAAGTGGTACTGCATTCAAACTTTCGTGTGGTGCTATTACTACTGGTGTAATGATGGATCTTGTTAGTGCTGCAACAATTACAGGAACCGGACTTAACGTTGCATTAGATTCTTTAACTACAGGTAAAATTATTAATATTTCTGGTGATGGTCTCACCACAGGTTCTTGTATCTATGTCGAATCGGATTCTGATGATACTTCTGCTCGACATTTAGTTAGTGTAATTAATAATAACGGTGCAGCTGATGCAGCAATTCCAATTTATGCAAGACAAGATGCAGATGCACCTTGTGGGCAATTTGCCGGAACTACTGCTCTTGTTGTTCCTTGTGGTACCTCATCTAATAGAGGTACGGGTGTACAAGGAGGTGTGAGATTTAATACTGAACACAACTTCTATGAAGGATATACGGGATCAGCATGGACTCAAATGGGACAATTAGAGGATGTTGATGAGGATACACATGTAAGAGCTGAAAGTGCCGCCGGTGCAGATAATGATGAATTAATTTTTACTACAGCTGGTTCAGAACGAATGCGAATTGAAGCTGGTGGGGATGTTGGTATAGGAACAACTAATCCCAGTACTAAACTAGAGGTTGCCGGAACAATTACAGAAACTTCAATGAGAGAAACAAAAACCAACATAGAAAATATAGAAAATATACTTCCCGCCGTTCTACAAATGCAAGGAGTTAAATATGATTGGAAAGATCCTAAATATGGATCCGATAATAATTATGGACTCATCGCAGAAGATGTAGATAAGATTCTCCCAAATTTGGTATCACACGACCAAGAAGGAAAGCCAAGGGGCATCCAATATACAAAATTGACAGCTGTTCTCTTAGAAGCATTGAAAGAACAACAAATTCAAATAGATGAATTGAAATCGAAAATAGGAGCTTAAGATGTTTTGGTTTGGATTTAGGTCTAGAGCAAGAAGAATGGCTGATTTCCTGCGGCAAGGTATGCAGGAGCTCGATCAAGCTAGGAAAGATGCGGATGCTGCAGAAAAAGCGACCGAGAAAGCAGCCGCGGATGCAGCAATACTAGCACAGGCTGCTGCGGCCGAAGAAGCTAAAGCTGCCGCAGCTGCCGTGGCAGCTGAGTCAACAGGAGTTCTTAACAAAGTTGGTGTATTTGAAAACCTCGGTACTTCTACTGTATCTGGAACTACTGTGACTGTAAACCTTAATACTGGTAATTTCTTTGAAATGGATTTACAAGGCCTTTCTGGTAATGTGACTACATTTACAATTTCAAATGCAACTCAAGAAGATAATATGGTATCATGTTTTATTGTAAAAATTATACAAGGCTCTACTAACAGAAACTTTACTTGGTCATCTATTGTCAGTAATGGAACTAATATCGATTGGGCCGGAGGTGAGGGTCCCGATATTACTACAGGAAATGATAAAGTAGATATTTTATCATTTACTACTTATGATAAAGGTTCGACTTGGTATGGTGCACCTGTGGGCCAAGAATTTTCATAACACGCGAGGTTATATATGTTAAGTAGGTTGATACGAACAGCCGCAGGAGCAGGAGGCCAAGAGTTAGAATATACATTCACCAGTGACACACTTCATGCCAATTTATTAACTCAAGCAGTTGCCGCTGGTTGGGATTCCACAAAACCAGGAACTTTTACAGCATATGTAGGGGATGGATCTAATCCTGTTGGATTGTATTCAAATTCTGGTAATTCTTCTCAATATGGTTTATCTTTAGGATCAGGATGGGCTGCAGAGACTATAATCAATCTAATAGTAAGAAATAATGGACATATTGTAGGAACCGCAGGTCCTGCTGGAAGTGGAGGCAGCGGTGGTTCCGGAGGTTCCGGAGGTGGCGGCGGTTCCGGAGGTGCCGGCGGAAATGGTGGAGCCGGAGAGGGCACTTGGTTTGGGCCCGCACTAAACACAGGGGTTTCTGTTGGATCAGCAGGATCAGGTGGTAGTGGTGGATCGTCAGGATCTACCGGAAGTATAGGAGGATCAGGAGGTCCCGGAACTCATGCATTAAATATAGATTTTATTGCTGGTATAGTTAATGTTACTGTCGATTCCGGAGGAGTTATCGGCGGAGGCGGTGGCGGAGGTGCTGGTGGCTCTGGAGGCACCGGTGGTTCCGGAGGTTCAGGTGGCACTGGAGGCACCGGTGGTGACGGAGGAGGCGGTGGATCAGGTGGTGGTGTATTTTGTATGAATTACAACAGCAGTCCTTGGGGTGGCGGGTGGTGTATGCCAGGCGGTCCTATGGAATGTAAGGGTCAAGATGGTGGAAATGGGGGCTCTGGGGGAAACGGAGGTTCTGGAGGATCTGGAGGTTCTGGAGGTTCTGGAGGTTCAGGAGGACTCGGTGCAGGATGGGCTTATGCATGTTCTAGTGATCTTTCTACATGTCTTAATACCGCAGGAGATGCTGGTGGTTCTGGTGCAAGCGGAGGTTCTGGAGGCACACCAAATAGCGGTAGTGGAGGTTCTGGAGGTTCTGGACCCTCTGGAGCAACTCCATGCACACCCTGTTGTTGCGGCAGTATGTCATGTAACGCGTGTTGCGGCAGCAACCCGGGATCTGGAGGTGGTACAGGAGCTCAAGGCGCGCCAGGTAATTCAGGTAGTACAGGAGGTACTGGTGTCTCAGGCGGAAAAGGTGGTAATTATGGTGGTACTGGTGATGGTTCTCCTGCCGGTGCTTCTGGAGGTTCAGGAGGGCAGGCAATTATAAATGGAAATCACAGTACTGTAACAATAACAAATAATGGAACAATAACAGGTGGAATTACATAAAGGAAAATATGGCTGAAGAAAATCCAATTTACATATTAGCAAAAGAATTACAAAATCATGAAGTGAATGCAGATGGTGATCTGCCAGATCCCGCGCTGAATACCTATTATGCTTTGGATGACGGGGAATGGGTTGAAACGGAACTAGGAGAATTAACTGGATTTAGTACTATACTAGCTAACGAACCTTATGCGGTCCTAATGATACCACATACTCAAATAACTTTTGACGAAAACAATAAAATTACAAACATTAATTATCCGGAATAATTATGGGAGCAGTATTAGATAGATTAAGAAATTTAGCAGGCGACACCGTATTGGCTATAGCTTCGGATGATGAGATTGAAAAGCGAATATCTATATGTGAATCATGTGAATTTTATATTAAAAGTACAACAAATTGTAAAAAATGTGGTTGCTTTATGAAAGCGAAGACAAAATTCAAAGGTGTGTCTTGCCCAATTATGAAATGGTCAGCAGAATAACATTCAATTTTCCTTATCATATAAATAGTATAGAACTATAAATATTTAATATAAGGAGAAAGAGTGGCGTTAACCCTCCAAAAACAAACCCTTAATTTTGTATTAGATCAAGGGTGTACATTTTCAAAAGTTGTTACTGCTAAAGATTCAGCAGGAGCAAATGTTACAATTTCTTCCGGAACAGCTGCAGGTAAAATGCGGCAGTCCTACCATTCATCAAATAATGTTCATGCTTTCACTACAGCAGTTGACGGTTCAAATGTGACGATTTCTTTGACCTCCACACAAACAACTGCAATCTCAGACGGAAATTATATATATGATGTAGAATATACACAATCAGGTGGTGATATAGAAAGAGTGGTAGAGGGTATTATAACAGTTTCACCGGAGGCAACAAAATAATGGCACAACCAACTACTAGAACAACGTTTAAAGATTATTGTAAGAGAAAACTTGGCTGGCCTGTTGTAGATTTAAATCTAGATGATGATCAGGTAGAAGATTGTGTGGATGATGCACTTCAATTTTTCCAAGAATATCATTTCGATGCAACAGAAAATATCTATCTTAAACATCAAATAACAGGATCTACTGTTGCATTAGCGGGAGCACCTACTGGAACCTTTACGGTTGGTGAAACAATTACTGGAGGAACAAGTGGTGTACAGGCTAAGGTATATGAATATCATAGTGCTAATACTACACTTAGATTTAAAGATCCTGAAGTTAAGACTGGTGGAGATGGTAATACGTATTATAGTAATACAACTACTACTTTTTCAACAAGTGAAACATTAACAGGTGAGTCTTCTGGAGCCACAGCTACAACCCATGCGGCTACTGAAGTTACTATTGGAGATTTTGATAACAAATATATTGACATTGCAGAAGCTATTATTGGTGTAAGGAGAATAATGCCTTTTTCTGATGATTCTTCTACCTCTGGTATGTTTTCCGTTAAATATCAATGGGCATTAAATGAAGTGGGGAATTTAGGTGGTGATTTGTTATCTCACGAAATAAAACGACAGCATTTACAATTAATCAATGATATGTTTACTGGTTCTCCTATGTTTAGATATAACAGACACGCAGATAAATTGTGGTTGGATATTTCATGGGGAGAGGATGTAACGATTGATGATTGGGTAATGGTGGAATGTGATAGAATTCTAGACCCCGCAACATATGCGGATATCTGGGGTGATATGTTTCTTAAACAATATGCCACGTTATTGCTGAAAAAGCAATGGGGACAAAATTTAATTAAATACGAAGGAATGCAACTTCCCGGTGGCTTAACTCTTAATGGCAGACAATTATATGATGACGCAGTTACGGAAATTCAAGTCGTAGAAGAACAAATGCAATTAAGATATGAATTGCCTGTAGATCATTTGATAGGATGACTTTAGATGGCTACAAATCCTTATTTTAATCATCACGGAAAAAATACAGCAGATCAGAGATTAACCGAGAACTTAATGATTGAATCCATTAAGACTTATGGTGTCGATGTTTATTATTGCCCAAGGACTCTTGTTAATGAGGACGTATTATTAGGGGAAGATGCACTTTCTCAATATAATAGTGCTCATACTATTGAAATGTATATTAAAACGATTGATGGGTTTGAAGGTGAAGGTGAGTTCGTTGCAAAATTCGGACTACAAATAAAAGATCAAATTACATTTACTGTAGCAAGACGCAGATGGTCGGAATTGGGATTAGTTGGTGAAGGTAGAGACACCTCTCCTAGAGAAGGAGACTTAATATATTTTCCTATAACTAATGCATTATTTCAAGTATTATTTGTAGAGGATGAATCCGTATTTTATCAAACAGGAGCATTGCAAACTTATGATATGTTATGTGAAATGTTTACTTATTCAGATCAGAAGTTGGATACTGGTATAGATGATATTGATAAAATTGAACGATTACAGGCATATTCTTTAGATTTTACAATGGATTCTGGAAGTGGAAATTATACAGTAGAAGAAACTGTATATCAGGGGGATTCTTTGGCCGAAGCTACTGTAACGGGTGAAGTGGCAAGTTGGAGTCCTACAACTAAGATATTGAATCTTATTAACATGACGGGTAATTTCTCTGGAACAAAAAATATTGTTGGAGATAGTTCAGGTGCGAGTTATACAATTACATCATTTGATGCACAAAGTTCCAGTTCCGCATCTTCTGGTGATAATGCAGCAATAGAACAAGAGGCGGATTCTATTATTGATTTCACCGAAGGTAATCCGTTTGGGAGCTTATAATGTTAGGAACAACGTATTATCACCAAACAATTAG